GTTTCTTTATCTGAAATAGTTTTACCTTCAATTTCTTCGTAAAACAAATACATTTCTTTAAAATCTTTGTTTTCTTTAATTGTTGTTAAAATATTTTTAATCTCAGCTTTATTTTCTTTTGCGTAAGATTCAGTTAACTTATTTAATAATTTGGTTTTAATAACCCCGAATTTGTTCATTTTTAATCGTTTAACATGTCATTTATTTTCGTCTCTATTTCATAAATATTCTGTTGTGCCTTTTCCATATCAAATAGAATATTAAAATCTTCTTTTTCTTCACCTAACATACTTAAAATCTTTGATTTTTTAGATTTTCTTTGTAATGTTGATTCACTTAATGGTTCTTCACCTCCTCCACCCGATGGCGGTGGCGGTGCCCCACCTCCCATATCCATTCCACCCATATCTCCACCATCAGATGGTGCAGCCTCCATTGCCTTTTCTCTTTCTTCTTCTGGTATACCATATTTAGCATCTACTTCATCAAATACCCCAGAACGCTTAATTACAGTTTGAGTGTTTGTCAATTCAAATCCTAATGCACGTTCTAAACGTTGTTGTTGTAAATCTAACATAACTTCAGAATCACTAAATCCAAGAATATTCTTCTTAGCCCATGTATGTGATACCGGTAAGATACCCACTTGAGATTGATCTGATGTCGCATCTTTGTAAAGTGTAACCTTTTCTTTCCATTGTTCAATACGTAATAAATCAGATTGTGCAGATGGGTTAGTTAATGATAATGAAAAATTATTTAATTCATCCTCCATACCTAAAAGGTATAATTGGATTAACGCAATTTTATTCAATTCTTGAATAACAGATTTTTGAATTCTGTTAATTGTTCTAGCAAAACGAATATCCATTAACGCTAAACTCTTACCCTCACCCACCACTTCTTCAAATCCTAAGAATGCTTTTGGAATACGTAACGCAGCTAACATTTTCTTTTGAATATATTCAATATCGGCAATTTCACCTAAATTTTGTGCTCCGGCTAAAGTTTCAATTGGACTACTTTGTGACGCATCACGAACAGGAATAAAATAATCCTGATCGACCGCCATTTGATTATATCTCATATCAACTTGACCGTTACGTGGATCAGAAATTTGATCTCGCTTAAATTTGTTAGCAACACGTTGTACATAAGATTCAATGTCCTTATCGTCCATATTACCAACGAATACTTTGAATACGCGTCTTTCAGGTGCTCTTGATGTTCTATAAATTAACATCGCATCTTCAGCAAGTAAAAGTTGTTTCCAAATCCTTCTAATTTTATCTAACATAGAAGTACCATATGGTAACTTTCTATCATCACCTAATAATCTAAAGTGTGCAATTTCCCATGCTTGAAATTCCAAATCTTTGTTTTTCCATTGGAAACGTAATTCTCTTGATGGAACTTTTAAATCTTTATTTTGTGTGGTAGTTTTACCCGCAGCACCTTCCAATCTTTCTATTTCAATGTTTGGTAATTGTTGACATCCAACAATACCTTTTTCAGGGTCTAACTTTAAATAAACAAAGTTATCACCATACTTACAAACACCTCTTGTCCACATTTGTAAGTTAGTATTCACGTCTAGTCGGTTATTAAACAGATCTTCCAATATTTCTTTAATTCTATCTGATTCAGAATAGATTGTTAATATTTGACCCTTTTCTGACATTGTTGTAGATTCCTCCGCATAAATGTCTAACGCCGCAGATATTTCAGGAGTAAACTCCATAGCTTCATAATCGTAGTATGCGGCCAATCTATTTGGTTCATAATAAACCGATTGGTTATAAAGAGATTGATCTAATTTTGTCCATTTATCCGCAATATATTGACTCTGTTGAGCCTGTAACATTGCCTTTTCGTATTCTTCTCTACTATCTGTTTTTAGTAATTCATCTTTACTAAAATTAAATGACGGTGCTTGTGTTACTTGGGGTTTCCCCGGATAACCAAACATTTTTGTTAATTTCTGAAAGACGGTTAAATTTTGATTTGCCATTTTATATAAATACTTTTCTTTATAATATAAACTAAAATAATGATAAACTAAACGTTATCTACGCCTACCTCCAAATAACCAAGAGTTTTCTTGATATGTTTGTTTACTAACGTTCATAGTATTGTCTTGATAATATAAATTATTATTATCTGTACCCATTGAACCTATTTGATCAAATGCGGTACCATATGAATAAAATGATTTATTTGTTTCATATGACCTTTCACTCATAGTCCATGAGTCTAACATTGCTTTGTTAGCGTTTTCATTCTTTTGTAATAAATTAAATGAAACATCGGCAGCATATAGGGCCATTGACATACCCATAATAGCATCATCGTGAGTTCCTTTCATATGGTCAGGTCTACCATTCATATAAACAAACGTATTAAGTTCATTTAATAATCTTGCGGATCTAACAATAAATCCTTTCCTAAGTTGCTCTTCAAAAGCCGCAACAATTTGAGTTCTTTTGTTATTGAAGTTAAGTCCCGGTATTTTTTCCATTGCTTTAGAATTATACTCCCAAATATTTTGTGTATTAATTCCTTCAATATAAACGTTTTTATAATTTAATTCTGTCAACTTTCTTGATGTTGCAACACCCATACCACCGGTAATATCCGTTACAATAAACGCATTACCATATAATATAGCCCATTTGTATGCAACCGCAGCTAAATCGTCTGGTGGTATTTTTCCAATATATTCAGCAACTTGTTCTCTATCATCAAAATCTATAATTGAAATTGCGGAAAAATCCTCACTATCACCTCTACTAACGTCAACACCCATAATATAACGATGACCTATAATTGGTTCTTTCCATTGCCAAAATGTCGCTTGCATATATTTCTCAATAGGTTCTCTAATCATATTCTTAGCAATATTCTCTTGAATATCAGCAGGAATGACCCCATCTCCTGAACCTAAAAAGTCACACTCTAACTCCTGAGCAATTTTACGTCTATCGTATTTAAATTTCTTTGACATTGATTCAAACCACGAAGAAAATGGCTTATATCCATCCTCTAAAAGTTTTTTATACTCTTTCATATCAAAATCACGTAAAACAACTTCATCATCATTATATTGTTCTCTATTCAACATGTAATGACAGATGTCCTGACATTTAACCCAATGTAAATCTTTGGTGTAACGAGGGTCTTTAAACCACCTTAAATCTGTTATATGGAAATCATTGATTCCACGTAATGCTTGGTCGTAAACACCGTAATAGATAGGGTCATAACCATTTGGTGTGGAGATAAGAATAATCTTACCACCCGTTGATAGGGATGCCATAGATGCCGCCCAAAAATCTTCTCCCGCTTCAATATAAGCAGCTTCATCAAATACAAGTATCGTTGGTGTATAACCACGTAAGGCATCTGGAGATGTTGCAACCGCCTTAACCTCACAACCATTATTTAATCTAAATCTACTCTCTGAGTTTTTATCAGGTGAGAATCCAACATTTAACCATTCAGGCCATTGTTCTAAGAAATGTCTAACCTTATTGGCCATCTCCACCGCGGTATCACGTTTGTTTGCAATAAGTAGAACTCTCTCAGGATTATCAGGTTTTGCTAATTGTAATTTTTTTGACAACCATGCCGCCGTTACTGTTGTAACACCAGCTTGTCTATATTTTCTTGTAATGTTTTCGTTGTAATCTTCGAAGTCCTTAATTAACTGAATTTGATCTTCGAACAAATCCATTGGAACATACTTCTTCTGTGTATTATCGAATGTTTGTAGATATGTTCTAAGAGCATATGGAGTATCTTTTATAATCTTTGCATACTCAATTAATTGTTCCGTTCTGGTATTCATATATGTATAAATACAAAAAAAGGTGGTTTAAGTAAACCACCTTTGTATTATTTCGTAGGTCTATCTAAACCTAATTCATCAAATAGACTGTCATCGTCGTCTTCGTCGTCATTCGACAATGAGATACCAGGAATACCTGATATAAAATCTTTTAAATCGTCATTATCTGTTTGATCTGTCAATTCATCTAAATCACTATTAAATAAATCCTCAATTTCTTGGTCATTAAGTTTTTTAACAACATTATCTGTTAACTCACTAAGTAATCTTTTTCCACTATCTCCTCCAGAAATTATTTCTTTACATAATACCAAGAATTTTTTTGCTGGTAATTGAAAAATCGCCATTAATAAATAATTCTGTATCTCAACCTTACTTTCATCAGTTAAAATATCTTCAGGCATTTGTTGTCTAATTCTATCCCATATTGCTGGACCTAAACGTAAATCCCACATTTCTTTTTCCAATGTGTCTTCACTATCAGAAACCGCTTGATTTAAATCAGCATCTTCTGGTTGTCCATGTACCGCAAATATTTCCATTACGCCTTTTATACATTCATGAACACAAATTGGGAAATTCAATGCTCTTACTTTAATTGTCGGTGGATCGGTTTGCGTATCTACTTCTTCATTACCCCCATGTCCAGATGGTGAATCCATCATCATTTGCATCATATCATCACTTAATTGCCAGTATAAACTATCGTTTATTGACATTAAGATGCCATAGTCATTTAATAAGCTTTCTGATCCGGTAATTTCTTGTATTTTTTCAGGAACCAAATGATACATATAATGTCCCTTTTTAGAGGCGCCTTGTATCATTGCGTTCATTAGTCTTCTTTTAGCCTTCTCAAGATTTAATTGTTCTAAATCGGTCATTAAATCTTCTTCAACCTCAATATTAACTTCTGGCATTTGTGGTTCTTGTTGTTGCTCTCTATTAAAATTGTCAGTATTAATTTCACCCATACCTACAATTTTAACGTCCCATTGAAATGAACCTTCTGGGATACCCATCTCTTTCATTACCAAATCGACAGCTAATTGTTGTAGTTCTTCTCTATGTGCTCTTTCAGTTTGAACAATTCTATTATGAGCGCTCATCATCATTTGTGTTAATGGACCAATACCTCTATCGGCATTCATTGGTGCATTTTGTCCTGTATATTGTCTAACTTTAGAAATAACTTGTTTGTATCTTTCAGATGCTAATAACTCTTGAAAATTTTGTGCAGGTTGTCCTTGCTCCCTACCTGTTTTAGGTAGAGGTACTTTTTGTAAAGGTGTATCTCCAGCCGCTAATTTATCTGTGATATCATCATGTGGTCTATCGGGAGTGTCATAATCCATTGCCATTTCATTAACATTTGATTCAATCAAAGATAACAATTTTTTCTTAGAAAATTCCATTTACTTAAATATTTTTATTCAAATGAAGCTTTTGGCTTCGGGTTAGGTTTTGGACCTGGATTATATGGTGTTTTTGGTTTTTCACCTGGCTTTGTTCCGGGTTTTGTTGTTGGTTTTGGTTTGGTTGTTGGTTCGGCACTTACAATTGCATCATATGACATAAACTCAGGGATACCATTATGACCTTTTTTAACTTTAGGACCATGTTGAACCATCGTGTCA